TATCTTTCGACACGATTAGGTTGACCACTGTATACTTCAGGAAGCCAGCTTTGAAATCTACTAGCACTGCTAGGTTTCATCGAATCAGAGCCTTGTGCTCCGTATGCTGTAAAGTGTTTTTTCCAACTCATATGAATCTCTTTATAGTATTATAATGTATTTATTGTTTTTGTCAACCTTAATCAGTCTGAGGCTGGCGACTGAATGCATTAGCAAATGCCTGTGTCATTTTATTAAAAAAGTCTGGAGTACCATCCATAAGGCTCATACCTTTATCTTGTATGAATTTATCATAGTTGAATACTCTTTCTGTAGTTCCTGGAGGTGCTCCTTCAACCTGCCGTTCTTCAGTATAATCACCATATGCAGACATTAAGAATTGATTAGCACCAGCGCCAAGGGCATAACCTCGTTGCGGTAACATCAAAGGTTGAGTAATCATATCAGGCAATCCGCCTGCTTGTCCTAGCAAACCAGCCAAGTATGCAAATTCTATTCCACTGCCTTCTCCTCGGATTGCGTTAAACAAAGGCTGTACAGTTGTCATACCAATTATTGTACCAAATCCTTCAAACAATGCTTTTACTTTTTCGTTTGCGAATGTGTTAGTCATACCGTCAACAAAGCTGGTTACACCTTCCATCATTCCAGTTGCATCCACACCACCTATTTTCATAATTGTTCTTAATGCAAGATTGGCTTGTGTAGCTTCTTGTACATTCAATCTATATGTGAGAGCCCTCATAGTATCAACTTGTTTTTGTCTCTCTTTCATTTCTTCTGTATTCAGTTTGTCACGGCCTTCCTGTGTAGTGCCTTCAATTTCATTTAAATTCTGCATAAGTGATAATAATTGACCTGCTTCTGTATTACCAGCGATGGCTTGTCGTGACAATCTTTCTCTTTGCCCTACTTGACTACGTCTAAATGCTTGAAGTGTATCACCCATGTTATTATTGATTTCTTGGGTTGATAAATTGTCCCTTACTCCTGCTACACCTAAGTCAAACAACCTTCTAAGGTTACCACTATCATCTTGTGCCATCAAAGAGGCAACGTTATTACCTACAAAACCCATACCAGGAGCGGCAATTTCCTGTATCATTGCTTTTCTAAGTTCGTCTGCAACAGGTCCTTTAAATCCTAAATTACCAAAAACAGCATTCACTGACTCTAATTGTGATGCTGACATAGTTGCCATTGCGGCTTGCATAATTGGATTTTCTTTTGCTTCCATTTGTGCTCTAATACGTTCTCTTACATTTTGACCTGTAATTTTAGCCATTTTTTCTTGTTCAACAAAATTTCTAATCATAGCGTCATTGAGATCATTTTGGATATACAGACGCAACTGTTCTGAATCCATAATTTTTCTTCTAATTTCTAACTCTTCTGATAAGAACTGTCCCATTTCGTCAGCCGCAAGTCCAAAATATCCAAATGGTTTAGCTGATTGTTCCATGCCTTCCATGATGTCAATAAACTTTTGGCTACCATCTTCAACACTACCGCCTAGTTCATACATCATTGATGTGTTTTGTGCAATGAGATCTCCAAATTGATCTAATTGTAAACCTACATTTGCTAGTCTTTCACCGGTCTTTACAATATCTCCTGCAAAACTTACACCAACACTTCCAGCAAAACTAAAAGTACTGCTGAGTTCTTTTGACACACCCATAACCATGCCAAATGCAGTAGCCATACCGCCAAGACCCAAACTTTTCATCAATCCGGTCATCATACCTGGCTTGGCTAGTGCTTGTGTCATGCCCATTGCAGTAGCATTACCAATACCTTGTGCTAGTTTACTGTCACGAACCTTTTGACCAGCAGTATCTTTTTCAGCTTTTCTGTTACCATCTCTTATTGCACTAGCAATTTGTTGATCGCCTTGCTGAGTCATGGTACGCATACCCGTTAAAGCGGATTGCATATCGCTCATAATAGATCTAATATCCTGTTGCGTTGACTCCATTGCAAAGTCAGGAACATCAACAGTCATTGGTCTACCGCCTGCTTGGATTTGGATAATTGCCATTAACTACTCACTTAACTATGATAAATAACTTTACACATATATTGTATTTATAGGACAAATTTATGGAAAATCCACTTCAGGGCTATTATAGAAACAAAGAAATCTTTGTAAAACTACCAACAGGCGGTAAATGGATGCAAAATCCTCCGCAACTAACAGCAGATGGTGAAATTGGTGTAAAACCCATGACTGTTAAAGATGAACTTATACTAACAGTACCAGATGCATTGTATAATGGCGAAGCAATGTTTGACCTTGTACAAAGTATTTGTCCAGATATACATGATGTAGCAGATATCAGTTTGCCTGATGTTGATGTTATACTGTTAGCAAGTAGAGCCAGCAGTTATGATAAAAAATTTCCAGTAGATGCTAAGTGTCCTCACTGCGAATCAGGACAAATGTTTGATATTGATTTGCAAGTTGTGTTGAGTCATATACAATCAGTAACTGACAGTATTGAATTACAAGTAGATGATCTGCTAATTGAAATGCGACCAAATACACTGTCTGCTGTAAACGCCAATAGAATTAAAACCAGCGAAACTGCTAGGATTATGTTGGATATCAAAAGACAAGAAGAACTTGCAGACGAAAATCTTAGAGAAAAGTATGGTGAACAGTTGGCTCAAATAGCCGCCGCCAACTTTGTTTTGATTGCAGATGCTATTGTAAAAGTTACAATGCCTGACGGAACTATTGTAAGTGAAAGGCAACATCTTGTTGATTGGTTAGCCAATAGTAACAGAAGCACAGTTGAAATGATTTCAAAACATCAACTCAAAATGAATCTAAATGGATTACCCAAGGAGTATACTTTTAGCTGTGGGGAAGAAAACTGCGGAAAAGAGTTTAAAACAGAAGTAGAATTTAATCCAAGTTTTTTTTTCACAACCAACTCCAACGGGCAAAGTCAGCTGAAGAAATAAACTCCCTAGTAGAATTTTACGAAAATCAAGCCAAACAATTAAGAAGTACGCTTTTTGATCTACAACTTTACACAGATGGTACTTTCCGTTATGATGATATGGTAAGTTATCCTGTTTACTATATCAAAGAGATCAATGAAGCTATTGATCGAAAGAATGAAAATATTAAACGCCAAATGGAACAACAAAAAGGTACTAATCGTAGAACATTTTAATTTCGAAGAGCTAAAGCTCATCGTCAAACTCATTTCATTTCGTTTGATAATTTTTTTCTTTAATGTTTTTTATATGATACGTTATTACCTTGTTTTCAGTCGCACTTAGCTTGTTACAGCCAAGTGCAAAAAAAACGAAACGGTCATTACCCCGTCTCCAGTTCGCATCGTTATAGTACAACCTATTGCTAGGCAGAGGCGGTTTTGCGATACCCCTTTACATACTGCTCAAAACGCAGAAACACTCTAAGCCATAACGACGACTTTTGAGCTATCCGTGGGTTACAATGGCACAGTAGAGCCCACTCTTTTGGTTTGTTTGCTTCAAGCAAGATCCGACTGTGCATATAGCACAGACTCAATGCTGTATTTGTTGAGAAGCTATATTACTTGTGTTTGTTAAGTGATTCAGTTAATGCCTTAGAACTGCCAACTCTTACGTTTATAATGCCGTTGTAGTATTCATCAGTTTTAAGAACTTCACGGTCAAACTGTTCTTTGGCTTCTAAGTAACTTAGTTCACCTCTGCTGGTGCAGTAGTACAGTATTTCCCTTGTGAAGTTTTTTTCGCCTAATTGTTCAACATCTTCTTGCAAGTGTGGACTGCTTCCCCAATAGGTACGCCAGTCACTTTCTTTAGTTGAACGTCTTTTGTTTTTCTTGCCTTTGAGAGGTTTTTTAGTAACTTTAAATTTTGTTAGCTTTTTGCCAATGTATTTTTTGTTGTTTGTGAGATTGGTGATGAGATATACAAACCCTATGTATTCCTCGCTAATCTCTTCTACTATTTTGCCTTGATAAGTCCATTGCATATTTGTCTATTAGCAACAATTATATATATCTTTTTTAACGTTTGTCAACCGGTTTATTGTATGTTTTTTAAGATTTCCCAAGTTTGTTTATATCCCTGATCAATCTGATGAAAATGTGTACTTGCTTGTGCGGCTGTAAAATCATTGCCGCCCGGATTACAATGGTCTCCAAAGTAAATTGTTTTACCTTTTTGTTCTCTAATTGCTTGACTCTTGTCACAGCCTGTTTTGAATATATCTATGCTTGTTTGCCCAGCTACTTGAGCAATACTATTTGTAAATTCTTGATTGTAGTACATAGCTACTGTATCTCTACCTTTGTTTACCTTTTCCCATTCGGCATATCTTGCACGTTGATCCCAATCAGCATTACGCCCAACTATACTAAAGTTTGCAGTGCCTGTGCGTTGTTCAATATGATTACCAGTCATTTCAGGATAATCAAATGTATGCAGTATAGCTTGTAAAAAAGTATGCTCTACTTCTGATAACGACCAATCGCTTTTGTATACTTCTTTATTTCCTACAAATACATGATTGCCACTACAATGATATACTCGTGCAAAACTGTTGGTCAATTCTTCACCAATCTGCTCAATGGTTTTAGGTCTATCGCTTCCTGTAACAATCATACAAGTATGTTGTTTAACAAATTCATGCATAAAGTCCTTGAACTCAGGAACTATCTGTCTCCTTGGATCAGTAAGCGTACCATCTACATCAAACATATAAACTGTATCAGTCATCTGTCTCTTTCATTTCTTCCGGATACCATTTGTGTAAAATATCCAAAGGTAGCTTTTTTTGTTTTGTTTGTGCAAAATGTGGACTGTCTTTTATAGTAAATGTTGGAGATAATCCAGTAAGTGTGCTAGTAGTTGTTGTGTTTCCTATACTGACAGTATAGCTGTCATTTTCTTGTGTTACAAAAGGAGCTTCATTGACCAACCAAGTTTCAAAGTCATCATCACCTTTTTGACCTTTGTTGTTAAAACTGTCAATTATATTTTGTTCAGTTTGTGTTGTACTACCTATATCTAACAAATCTTTTGTTTTCACAAATTCCTCCTCTGTTTTACCGCACCAGTCGCATTCAGTGCCTTTTGGAAATCCTACAACATCCATTTGCTTGTTACAATAATGCTCCCACCATTCAATTGTTGTATCATTTGGCATCAACAAACTCCGTGTCTGTACTGAATGTTGTAAAGCCACCTTCCTTGATTACTTGTAGTATTGTGTTTACACGACCTACAAGTTCATCTCTGTGTGAGATTAAGAAGATATTTTTGTTACGTTCACGTTCTATCTTTTTAAGTACGCCCAATGCACCATCAACACCATTGGTATCCATACCGCTATCAATAAGTTCGTCGATAGCTAAAAAGTTAATAGGGGTATTCATACTTTCAAAAACGTCTCTGAAACTCCAACTCAGTCCTAGTATCAGTCTGTTGCGTTCACCTCTGCTAAGATTATCAAAGTCTAAATCTCTGCCTAGTTCTGTAATCTCTACAGTCAAGTCAGGCTGAAAAGCAACTTCATGTGGCAATCCTAGCTTGGTCAAATAGTAAGCTAATCTACTATTCAAGTATTGTAAGTTTTGTTCAATGATACGTTTTCTAATAAAGCTGTCTTTGTTGGTTAGTAGTTTGTACAAAAAGTCCTGGTGGTCTTTTACAGTATTCAACTGATTCATTGTATCCCAGGTTATTTCTTGCATTCCTGTTTCACGCAAACTTTCAATTTGTTCTTGATAGGTGTCAACTTCGCTAGACTTTGCATCAACTTGACTACGCAAGTTTTCTAGTTCAGTATTGTGTTTGTGGGCTTCAGCTTCTGTGTTGTAGTGTGTAACTGGAATTTGTCCTAGTTCTCCTAGTTCACTGATAGCATCAAACCATTCTTTTTCTTGTTCGTGATTTGTTTTTACTTGTTGCTGTGCATCGCTCAACTGTTCTTGTTTACTACCTAAAATACTTTCTTGTTTTTCATCATGTATCTCTTGTCCACAAGAATGACACTTGTGATCTTTCAACAAATTTATTTCTTTGTTCAGTTTATCAATCAGCTTTTGCTGTTTAGTATTGTCACTTTGGATACTAGATAACCAACGTTCAGATTCGTCTTTCAATTTTTTCTTTTCTAGGTAATCACTCAACAATGTATGATTGCTCAGTTCAGTTTGGATATCTATTTTTTCTAATGTGTTTATTTGCTGTTGGAGACCTTGGACAGTAGACGTTTGTTGATCTCGCCATATTTTTTGCCTGCGTTCCAAATCACCAACACTTTTCTCAATCCTGGCATTTGCTTCTTCAATAGCCTTAATTCTATACTCTTCTTCTTTGATTGCATCTCTAGTCAACCTTTGTTGTTCTTTGAGAACCTCTGCTTTTTCACTAAGCATTGTAATACCTAGCAGTTGCTCAATAATCGCTCTCTGATCGTTAGCCTTCATACTGAGAAAAGGTTCTGTGTATGTGTTT